ATGGCTCTATGGGTTTACGAACAAACAGAAAATCCGGATCCAATGTTCGTACATGGATTTCATCTGGATCTAAATATTACTGATGATGTTGTCACTATCAATGACTTGGAAATCGCATGGAATAATTTTGCAAATCGTAGTGACTACTATGATATGTCAAGATTTGTTTTTCCAACTAGGAACATGTCGAACGCAAATGGTAACTTTATCGTAACTTCTGGTATGCCTTTCAATCTTTTCGGTATGACCAAGGCTACAAGCTTAAAGCCACCTGAGCTTGCTCATGTTCTGATGCAATCTTGGCCAGTGCAATGCATAACGTATCCAGAAACAACAAACTTCTCGAACGCTCTTTGGTTGGTTACTGTTGATTCTAACGCAGGGCTTACATGTAACATTGAAGCTGAGCAGGTACTTCCCCCTACTCTTGTTCCTATGCATGGTTCTAGACAAATCAACTGGTCACCAAAATGCGTAACAAGCGGTCCAACTACAATGAACGCAAACGAAACAGTTGAAATTGATTTTGAATACAGAGATAGAGATGACAATTTCGTAGCTTGCGACTTTACAACTTATGTCACAACAAGTGCTGGGTATTTACCAAAGAGCGTTATTAACGTCGTTGATGGTAGATGCAAGGCAAAAGTTTCAGCTCTCGGTTTGTCTGCTGGAGACACTATTGACGTTAAGTTCAGCGTAGGTAAGGTATACACTAGCGCAGTTGTGCATACACTGACGGTCACGTAACAGGAGTTATTATGAAATTTGCTATAGCATGTACATCACCTTTCTATAATAAAAAAGGTGAGTTTATCAAAGCGGAAAATACTTTTTACGTTTACGACAATATGACATCTGAGATTTTTGATGAACAGGGTAATCTTCTAGAGGTTAAGCCTCTATTCAAAATTGATTTCTCAAAAGCTAAAGAGGTTAAGGCAGTTTCGCCCTCCTCACCTGCTGGTAAATCAAACATCAAAAATCTTAAGATTCAACTTGGTCTTTCTTGTAATTACTCTTGCGAATATTGCAGCCAAAGGTTTGTACCTAACATCGACCACTCAAACAGCAAGTTGGTTGATAACTTTCTTCAAAACCTAGACAGCTGGTTGAAAGATCCTCCCGATCAGATAGAGTTTTGGGGCGGCGAGCCTTTTGTGTACTGGAAGGTGTTAAAGCCTCTAGCCGAAAAGCTTAGAGAGAAGTTTTTATTTACTAAGTTCCTAGTCATTACCAATGGTTCATTGTTCAATGATGATATAATCGACTGGCTAGATGAAATGGGATTTGTGGTAGGAATTTCGCATGATGGTCCAGGTCAAAATGTTCGCGGTCCTGATCCGTTCGAAAATCCAAAACAAAAAGAAATGATCATGAAGCTTGTCAATAGATTTCTACCTCAGGGTAGGGTGAGCTTCAACTCCATGGTTCATAGAGAAAACATGGATAGAGCAAAGATACAAAAATGGTTCGAAGATTTGTTAGGCACTTATGCCAAGTTTAATATTGGTGAAGGTGGGTTCATTGACGTTTATGACGAAGGTGGAAAAGCCAACACTCTTCAAAATCATGAAGAACACCTAGCATTTAGAAGAACAACGCTGGACGCTATCAACAATCAAGAGATCAACAGATTTCTTATCTACAGGCACAGAATTGGCGAGTGGTTAGACTCTTTTGGTAATCACAGACCAGCGAATGTTCTTGGTCAAAAATGCGGTATGGACAACGAAAATACTATTGCTGTTGATCTAAGAGGTAATGTTCTGACTTGCCAGAACGTAACAGCAGTATCAAAAGCGCCAAATGGTAACTCACATAGAATTGGTCACGTTACTAAGTTCGATGAGATAGAACTGAATACTGCGACGCACTGGAAGTTTAGGGATGAATGTTCTAAATGCCCTGTACTTCAAATGTGTAAAGGTTCTTGCATGTTTCTTGAGGACGAGTACTTCAAGATTTCTTGTGACAGCGCCTACTCCGATCACATACCTTTTTTCGCTGCAGCATTCGAAGAAGCAACTGGTGATCTTCCTTATGCTATTAGGGCCCTAGATGATAACTATCAGCTGCCAGCTGAAAGAGAAGATCTTTGGGGTCCGGCTGATTTAGAAGTTATGCTACCTGAAGTTAGATCAACTCCGAAGGAACTATAATGCGTCTTATGAAGCTCTGGCCAACAAACATTCTTGTTGATCAGATTAAGCATCTTTCTGTTGATGAAAACGAAGAGCTAGCTTCAATAGCTGAAGATTATGTTAATAAGAAGATGGTGTATACTGAGGGTGGTTTCAAGCATGCTATTCCAAACAACCTATCATTCTTCTACAAGTCAAAAGCACTTAATAAGTATATTGGCTTTATGGAGCAGTACTTCTGGCACTATTTAAAAACAGTTGTTGAGCTCGGACCGGAAGACATAACACCAATTCGCGCTCATATGTTTGCTAACGTAGAAAAACGAGGTGACTGGTCGGTTCCTCACGCGCATATGGGCAATCAGGTTATCGTCACTTATTATCCGAAGGTAATAAGAAGTCCTGAGGAACCTCACGCTTTGGCTGGCAAGCTTGTTTTTCATAACCCACGAAACCCTCCGAGTGGATTTTGGGCTAGAAAGGAGCTACTTTTTACTCCTGTAGATAATGAATCGGGAACTATAGTAGTTTTTCCAGGCCATAGTGAGCATAGTACATTTCCTTTCTTCTGTGAAGATTCAATTAAATACGCTATTATTACAAACATTAGATTTGCGGGTATTATAGAGGGTGAAGACTATCTCAAAAACCACGCAACATTTGATAAGATGAAAGAAGCTTGTCAGATTTAATACCTTATAAATACAATAAAAAGAGTGTGCTATGGCTGACAAAGTAAACCTTACAATAGATCAGGGCTCTACGTTCTCTGTTGATTTCATCGTTAAAGATGCAAATAACGATATAATTAATCTTACTGATTATACCGGTGCAGGACAGCTACGCCGAAATTACGCGTCTAATTCAGCTACTTCTTTTACTATTGGTGTTTACTCTAATGGTACCGTAAGGGCTTCTTTAACTGCTAATCAAACAGCTACACTACTACCAGATCGTTATGTTTATGACTTACAGATTACTAATGGTTTAGGTGAAGTGACTCGTATAGTAGAAGGTATAGTAACTGTCACACCCGAAGTAACCAAGTAATGGCTGAATACAGAGTAATTAAACCTACACAAAATAAATACAATGTAGCGCTAGCTAATTCAGCTGCGTTACGTATCGATGTACATTCAGCTACAGTAAGGCCTGCCGTGACTTATGTTTTAGATACCCCTGCCAATAACTCCGCTGGTCCTATTAGTCTCGTAACACAGCAGACCAATGTAATCGCAGATACAATCCCTATTGTCGGTACTGGTTTATCTACTGTTACATCGAACGGATCTGCTATTATTGTAGATACATCTGGAGTAGGTACCTTAAGACTAGATCAGCTTGCAGATGTAGAGGAGGGGTTACTACCCTCTAATAATAGCACTCTCGTGTATGATAATTCTACTGATAAATACGTAGTAAAGATATTAGATATAGATGGGGGATCCTTCTAAGTGCCAAATTTAATTCAGATTAAAAGAAGTTTGACAGGAGCGTCTCCTGGATCTCTCGCTAATGGTGAACTTGCTTATACCGCTAACGGTGACGTACTTTATATTGGTAGCAACGGCGCTGTTGTACCTATCAGTGGTAAGCGCAATCCTGGTGTACTAACCGCTAATCAAGCGCTTGTAGCTAACTCAACTAGCGGTATTGATAAAGTAATTGTAGCAAATCTTGTACCCACTGGTGTATATGCTAACGGCTCTTTTGGCACGGCTGGCCAGCTTCTTACATCAAACGGATCAACAGTATACTGGAACACTCCTTCTCCTAGTGTATCTGGTAGTGATACTCAAGTTCAATTTAACGATGGTGGTGCTCTAGGAGCAGACGCTGGTCTAACATTCAATAAAACTACAGATACTCTAACAACTAATACAGCGGTTGCTAATACTTTTCTTGCTACAAGTTTAGTTAACTCAGCTACACTATCTGTTGGGTCTGCAGTTGTAGCTAATTCTCTCGGTGTCTTTACAACTGGTACAGTAAATGGTGCGGTTGTATCTGTCGGTACAGCTGTAATATCAAACTCATTGGGTACCTTTACTACAGGTACAGTAAACGCCGCTGTGCATTCAGTAGGGTCGTCAGTTGTAGCTAACTCCATAGGTGTATTTACGACAGGTACTGTTAACGGTGCTACTCTATCTGTTGGATCATCTGTAGTTGCCAATTCCACAAGATTAGCATTAGATACAGCTGTAGGGCTGCTAGCTAACGGAACAATAGGTACAGCTGGCCAAGTATTACACTCAAATGGTACTACAGCATATTGGGCTGCTGATGATCAAGGTGTTACTTCGGTAGCTACAAGTAACGGCTTAACAGGTGGAACTATCACATCCACTGGTACATTATCCGTTCTTGCTAATAGTGGTATAATCGCTAATACAACGGGTCTATTTGTAAGGCCAGGTACCGGTGTTACAGTAAACACAACTGGTGTTCATATCGGTCAGGCAGTTGAAACAACTAGTGATGTAACGTTCCGTAACTTGACCGCTACAGGTAACGTTGCTATTGGTGATGCGTACGCAGATATTATTTCAGTAAACGGTGGTGTTAATACTAATATTATACCGTCCGCAAACATCACTTATAACTTAGGTAATACAGCTGTTCGCTGGAATCAAATTTATTCACAAAATGTACACTCAGTATCTGGCTACTTTGATGGTGATGTTCAGATCTCCGGTAACCTGTCAGTACTTGGTACAACTATTACAATTAGTGCTAACACTTTAATTGTTAACGACCCATTATTGCAGTTAGCAGCTAATAATACAACATCTGACTTGCTAGATATTGGCTTCTTTGGTAGCTACAATCCCGATGCAGGTGATCATGAGCATACTGGCCTATTCCGTGACGCAACTGATGATATCTATAAGCTGTTTGAAGGTCTTCAAGAATCACCTAATAATACAGTAAATACAGCTGGTGTTGGGTATACTCAATCTACTTTACAGGCATACTTACTTGCTGGTGGATTTACTTCAAACGCTACTCATGTTAGAATTGCTGCTAACTCAACCATTAACGTAGCTATTGTTGCTAATACGTTGACTTTATCTACTGCACTAGCTGGTACAAGTGGCGGTACAGGTAAAGCAACTATGACTAATAATGCTATTCTAGTCGGAAATACAACCAACGGCTATAACGAACTAGCATTAGGTACGTCTGGCTATGTACTTCAATCAAATGGTACTGCACTTGTCTATGATGTATTAGACGGGGGAACCTTCTAAACGAAAAAGGAAATTAAATTATGAGCGAAAATGTGACTAATGACTTTTTTGTTGAGACACATATAAAATCTCACGAAACGCTAATTCTCGACTTATCTAGAAAAGTAGTCGAGAATACTACTAAAGTTACTTTTCTAGAACGTGCAGTTAGCGAATCTAGAAAACAGATTGACGATCTCACAATTCAAAACAATAATAGTCAGACTGCTTTACAACAAGCAGTTAATGGCTTGCAAGCCATGACGATTGAGAAAGACAAGCTTATTGGTGAGTTAAAAGACGAGAAAGAAGATCATAATAATACCAAAAAAGTATTTGAAAAATATAAAGATTCAGCAGAACGTAATATCAACGAGTTAAACGTACTTAACAATGAGTTGGATAGTAGATACACTCAACTAAATAATAAAGTTGAAACGTATATTTCTGATAATTCTACTCTGAAGAAAAACTATAATAAGGTATTAGAGGAATTAAATAATCTAAAACTATCTCTACCTAAACCAATAGAGGTTATTGAAGATAGTAATATTATAGAGCTTGGTAAGAAGAGTAAAAACAAAAAGACCGTTAGTGAAGAATGGATAGATGCCGACTAAGTTTAAAGTAAAAAGAAGTACTGTTAGTGGCGTTACTCCTACTACTGGAGATATCGATACTGGTGAATTAGCTATTAATTTACCAGATAGAAAATTATTTACTTCTAATGGCTCTGCAGTATATGAACTTGGATCAAATCAAACCAATTTAAGCGTAAGCGCTAATCTTACAGTTGGCGCTACTGGCGACCTAGTACTTACTTCCGGTGCTGGTATTTACGCTAATGGAGGTTTGGGTACTTCAGGTTTTGTACTCCATTCAAACGGAACTTCTGTATATTGGGCTGCTGATGATCAGGGAGTTACTTCGGTAGCTACTGGTAATGGTCTGACTGGTGGTACTATAACAAGCACTGGCACTGTTTCTGTGTTAGCAAATAGCGGTATAGTTGCAAATACTACAGGTGTTTATGTTAATGCAAATACAGGTTTGGTTGCTAATGCGACTGGTGTATACGTAAACGCGACTTACATTGGCACACTATCAGCTAACAATACTACGTACCTAAACGGTCAATTAGCATCTTATTATACAAACGCTACAAATATTACTACTGGTACTTTACCGTGGGCACAAGCTCCTACAGGTACCGTCAACACCTCTGGTGCGTTTACGTTTAGTGGTATTCAAACTTTCAACGCAAATGTAGTAATTGGTTCAGGCGGCGAATTAGTATTTAATACAGCTGCGGGTATATACGCTAACGGCTCTCTAGGTACAGCTGGTCAAGTACTAACATCCAATGGTACTACAGTATATTGGGCAACAGCTGCAGGATCAGGTTCCGTAACGTCCATAGCTACTGGTAATGGCTTAACTGGTGGTACCATTACTACCACAGGTACTATTTCTGTTGTAGCCAATACAGGTTTAGTAGCTAATGCTACTGGTGTATATGTAAACGCAACATATATCGGAACGTTATCTGCTAATAATGCATCGTTCCTAGGTGGGACTGCAGCTGCTTCTTATCAGTTAAATTCTACTCTTGCAGCTAATGTTGCTACTATGGCTGCGAATTCTTCTACATACGCTAACAGCTCCGTTACTAATACGTTTACAGTTGGTACAGCAGCTTACTTTGTTGCAAATGGCAATTTAGGTATTGGAACAAGCTCACCCGCAGCAAAACTTGATGTGAATGGTGGCATAGTCAGTCGTGCTGTTGCTTCAGAGGGTGGTGAAATACAGTTAAATAATCCAGATAATCTTGCTGCTGGACTTGTAGTTGATGTTTCAGCTGCTGATTCTGGACGTATTTTTAACACTAGAAACAACTCGCAGATTACAATTGGCCAGTTAGGTGGGACTGGTGGGTCCGTAATCTTTTACACCGAAGCAAGTGAGCGTGTTCGTCTTGCAGCTAACGGTAACGTTGGCGTTGGAACAGCTACACCAATCGCTAAAATTCAATCAAGTGCTGACATTGCATCACCTTTCTTTATAGCACCTACAACAATTTCAGCTAACTATACAGTACCTACTAATTATAACGCAATGACGCCAGGACCTGTAGCGATAAATTCAGGTGTAACAGTAACAGTTCCTTCGGGATCAACATGGACGATCGTATAACATGCCTGTAAAACTTAACTCAACTGGCGGTGGTTCTATAACTCTTGATGCGCCTAGCACTGCTAGCACATTAACACTCACTTTACCGGCATTAACTGGTACAATTATTGCAACTGATGGTGGCGGCAATGTGGGGATTGGGACGAGTTCGCCATCAGAAAAATTATCTGTCCATAGTGCCATTGGCGTTCGTGGTAGCAACTTTGCTAGTTTGAGTTATTTTGGTTCGTCAGTAAACACGACTGGTGTTTACACTGGTCTGGATAGCGGCGGCGGCTTTGCCATCAATGTGCGCGACGCTGGGTATCAGGCATTTTCAACCAGCAACACCGAACGCATGCGCATCGACAGCAGCGGCAATGTTGGGATAGGTACAGCTTCTCCTGGTTATAAACTTGACGTACAAGGTACATCTGGATCTAGTATTGTTTCAAGAGGCTGGTCAGCTAACACTACTCAGTCCTCTCAGATGCATTTCATGGCTACCAATAATGGTGGAACGGGTAATACTAACGTAGCCGGATATACTTTCCATTGTTCTGGCTCTTATGCTACTCACATGCACTTAAGAGCTGATGGTCTTTTAGGTATGGGTGGTTGGTCAGCAACGGCTTGGCGTTGGTATGTTAACATGACCAATGGTGATATGACTGCTGCTGGTAACGTAACAGCTTACTCAGACCCGAGACTTAAAGAAGATATCAAGAAAATAGACGACCCTCTTGGTAAGGTTTTGGCACTAAACGGTGTTCGTTTTAGATGGAAGCAATCATCTGTAATAGGTCATCCAGGCGAGCATGACTACGGTGTTCTCGCTAATGAAGTAGAAGCTGTAATGCCTGAGCTTGTAAGGGGCTCTGTATTTGAAGCACCTGAAGGTGATACATATAAAACAGTATCATATGATAAGCTAGTGCCTGTTTTAATCGAAGCTATTAAAGAACAGCAGAAGCAAATCGCCACTCTTCATAATCAAATAAAAAAAATAACAGAGAATATAAAATGAGCACACTTCAAACAGTAGCAATCAAACACGCTTCTTCCGCCAGCAACAACATTGTGCTGGATAGTAGCGGCAATGTCACGTTTGCCGGAACCCCGGTGCCGAACAGCAGCTTTCTGCGGAACCGGATTATTAATGGTGCGATGGATTTTGCGCAGCGCGGGACAAGCTTTGTTGCTGCTTCCACCGGATACACAGTTGATAGGTGGCGTTATGCACTGTCATCAGGCGCTGTTTCCACATTATCACAAAATTCTGACGTTCCTACTGGTAGTGGTTTTCAGTACAGCCTACGTTCAACTATAACTACTGCCGATACATCAATTGGCGCATCAGAGTTTGCTCTTATTCAACAGAACATTGAGGGTTTTAATGTTGTAGACCTTGTTGGCCAAACATTCACTCTTTCTTTCCGAGTCAGGTCTAGTAATACTGGAACTCATTGTATAAGTTTTATCAATGAGGGGAACAACAGGTCATTTGTGGTGGAATATACGGTTAATGCCGTAAATACTTGGGAAACAAAATCTGTAACAGTAACTGGGGGCTTGATAACTGCTGGTACGTGGAATTTTACAAACGGACTAGGCTTACAAGTAAATTTTCTTCTTGCTGTAGGTTCTACGTTCCAAACCGCCGCAGGCTCGTGGCAAACTGGGCAGTTTTTTGGAACATCTAATCAAGTCAACTGCCTTGGCACTAATGGCAACATCTTCGCCATAACCGGTGTCCAACTCGAAGTCGGCAACGTAGCCACTCCATTCGAGCGCAGACAGTTTGGTCAGGAGTTGGCGTTGTGTCAGAGGTATTACAATCGTGATGTGCTTGTTGCAGTTGGCGGGGGAGCGACCCCCACAGTTACCAACAGAACTTTCTACTGTTCTGTGAATTGGCCTGTCTCGATGAGAGCAGCCCCGACCATGACCTTGATTAGTACTCTGGCAAGTACTAACATGAACGCCGGAGCGTGGGTTAATCTTACGGCATCTAGGGGGCGGTTTTCCGCAACAAACAGTGTTGCCAATGACTGCGCTCTTGAAGCCCAGTATAGCGCCGAAATCGAGCTATAAGCCATGTACACAAACGCCCAATACATCGCCTTTAACGGCGTCAACAACGACATCCGCGTTGACATCAACGGCGTGACCAGCTTTGTGCCGCTGGACCCAGCCAACACGGATTACCAGAACATCATGGCCCTGGTTGCTGCCGGGGAACTGACAATCGCGCCAGCGGAGTAGGGCATGAAACTTGAACTCACCATCAACGATGTCAACATGATCCTGCAAGCGTCAGCTTCAAATACATAACTACTTATAATAAAATGTTGTAAATATTACTGAAATCGGAGTAATAAATGCCCCTCTACCTAAACGGATCATCTGGTATATCAGGAATAGACGGTTCTAATACCACACCTGCTATTCAAGGTACTGACACCAACACTGGCATGGTTTTTCCAGCTGCTGATACAATTGCATTCGTTGAAGGTGGCACTGAGGTTATGCGCATCGACAGCAGCGGCAATGTTGGGATAGGTAATACTGCTCCAAATGCTAAGTTACAAGTCACTGGTACAGCTAACGTTTCAGGTAACGTTGTTATTGGAGGTGGTTTGACTTCAGCAAACCTAACAACTACAACCAACACAGCAACGTTTGGTACAGCAATATATGTTGGTACAGCTGGTAATACCTCTATAGCAACAAGTAATACAACATCAGCAAGGTTGAGAGTTGACACCACTGGAGGTGGCGGTTACGGTAGAGATGCTCCAAATATCTGGCTCAATAATAGTAACGATCCTTGTATAAGGATGATGAATACTTCAAACGCTACTCTAAACCACAGTGCTACAATGTATGTTCCTGGTGGTGCAGGAGGCTGGGTAGTAACTTGCGATACAAATGCAGCATTCGATCTGTCGACTGATACGTCCGGTAATTTTACCGCTCGTGGTAACGTAACTGCTTATTCAGATGAAAGACTAAAAAAGGACGTTGTTGAGTTAAAAGATGCATTAGACAAGATACTAAAATTAAGAGGTGTTAGTTATACTAGAATTGACACTGAAGAGCAAGGTATAGGATTCATCGCTCAAGAATTGCAACAGCATGTACCGGAAGTTGTGAGAGAGGGTTTAGAAGGCTACTATACAGTATCGTACGGAAACATTGTTGCCCTGTTAACCGAAGCTATCAAAGAACAGCAAGTACAGATAGCTAAATTAAGAGAAGAAATAACATCACTTAAGCAAGGATAATATCATGAATGAACTTACCTTAACATTGACACTTGATCAAATCAACACAATTCTAGCCGGTATCGGTGAACTTCCTACACGTATCGGTCTTCCTATTACAGAAGAAATCAGAAAGCAAGTATTACCTCAGATAGAGGCAGCTAATAGTAAAACGGAGAGTTAAAATGGCTACACTAGCACAACTTCAAAAACTAGCACCTGGTGGTAAGCCAGAAATTCTTGGTGCAATTGCAGAACTAGCTCCTGTTCTTGCTGAGAAGTACGGTATTAATACACCTCTTCGAATGGCTCATTTCCTTGCTCAAACAGCACATGAGTCAGGTGAGTTCAAGGTAGTAGAAGAAAATCTTAACTACAAGACTACCGCTCTCACAGCCATGTTTGGTTCTCGTATTACAGCTGAACAAGCTGGTAAGGTCGGTCGTAACGACGCAACCGGCCAGAAAGCAGATCAATCAGCCATTGCAAATATCATCTATGGTGGTGCTTGGGGTGCAAAGAATCTAGGTAATACTGAAGAAGGTGATGGTGCGAAGTTCAAGGGCCGCGGTGTTATTCAGCTAACCGGCCGCGCTAACTATACAGCTTTTGCTAAAGCCAAGGGTATCTCTGTAGATGAAGCTGCTGAATATCTAAAAACTCCTCAAGGTGCTGTAGAATCAGCTGCATGGTTCTGGAGTTCACGCGGTCTGAACGCTCTTGCTGACAGTGATGATATTACAGCTGTAACCAAGAAAGTAAATGGTGGTACTCTAGGTATCGACCACCGCACAGAGCTTCTTAACAAGGCAAAAAGTGTTCTAGGATAACCTCTTACTAAATATAGTAAAAGAGGTGTACAATGGCCAATCCTACAACCCGTGCGGAATTCATCGAAAATTGCTTACGCCGTTTAGGTAAGCCAGTTATAGAAATCAACGTCGATCCCGATCAAATCGAGGATCGCGTTGATGAAGCGCTTGCATACTACTGGGATTATCACTTTGATGGTTCGGAAAAGATATACTACAAGCACCAGGTTACATCGCAGGATGCGTCAAATAAGTATATCACTCTACCTGAAAATATTATTGGCGCTGTTCGTATTTTTAGTATTGGCGATTTAATTACAACAGCTTCGCTATTTGATATTCGCTATCAGATCGCTCTTAACGATCTTTATCAGTTCTATAGACAGTCCATGGTACCGTACTATATGAACATGCAACATATTCAATTCCTAGAACAACTATTAGTAGGCCAACAGCCTATTAGATATACACGCACTAGAAATAGATTGCATATCGATATGGATTGGGATAGAATTGATATCAACAAGTACTTCTTAGTTGAAGCGTACGAAATTATCAACCCAGATACTTATACTGATGTATGGAAAGATAGATGGCTTCTAAGGTATACTACAGCTCTTATCAAAAGACAGTGGGGCGTAAATCTTACTAAGTATTCTGGTATTCAGTTGATGGGCGGCATCACCTTTAACGGTGAGAAGATTTACAACGAAGCCAATTCAGAAATTCAGCAACTAGAAGCAGAAATGCTTACTTCCTACTCAGTACCTCCTGAGTACATGATTGGGTAACAAGTGGCAACTTCGTTTTATTTCAACAAAGCAGCAGTATCAGAGCAGCGTTTACTTGAAGATCTCACAATAGAATCTATCAAGATAAACGGCATTGATACTTACTATTTACCCAGAACACTTTTTAATAAAGATCAGATCTTTAAAGAAGACGTGTTATCTATATTTAAACGCGGGTATTTTGTTGAGATGTATCCCAAGAACGTGCAGGGCTTTGCTGGCGAGAAAGACATTCTTACAAAATTTGGTGTCGAGATTAGAGAACAAATTACATTTGTAATGGCCAAGAGACGTTATGAGGATGAGATTGGCGATTACGAGGGCAGAGTAAATAGACCCCTAGAAGGTGATTTAATTTATTTACCTATTAATGATGGTCTTTATGAGATTAAATTTGTCGATCACGACTTACCGTTCTATGAACTATCAAATCGTTATGTTTACGAACTAAAATGTGAGAAGTTTGAGTATAGTTCAGAAAGAATTGATACTGGTATTGAGCAGCTTGATAGTATAGAAGATAGATTTACTCTTGATGATGTGGGTGTATATGAACTAGTAACTGAAGAAGGAGCTCTGCTCTATACCGAAGCTGCTGATATGCTTATACTAGAGCGTATCGATATTGAAGATCAAGACCCTGGTGCACAGAATTCACAATTCCAGCTGGAATCAGACGGTATCATTGACTTTACTGATAAAAATCCATTTAGTGAGAGAGTCTAATGATTACAGGTTATTATTATCACGCTTTAATTAGAAAATACGTCACTTACTTTGGTACATTATTCAACGATATTTCTATTGAGCGTACAGATTCCAGTAATAATGTTATTCAGGATTTTGTAGTCCCTATTGCTTATGGGCCCAAGCAGAAGTTTATTGCAAGACTAGAACAAGACCCTACACTTAACAAGAGTGTAGCCATGACTCTACCCAGAATGTCTTTTGAGATTGTTGATTTTGATTACGATCCATCACGTAAGTTAATCTCTACTGGTAAGATTTCCAAGCAATCTACTAACTATACAGGTAAGCTTGAGACAATTTACAATCCAGTACCAGTCAATATTAAGTTTAATCTATCCATCTACACTAAAAATGCAGAAGATGGATTCAAGATCTTCGAGCAGATTCTACCATATTTTACACCAGAATGGACTTCTACTCTAAGTTTAGTTCCAAGTATGGATCTTAAAGTTGATATTCCTGTTGTTCTTAATGATATCAACATGGTAGATAAATATGAAGGATCGTTTGAAAATTTAGATCGTAGATATATTATTCATACATTGTCATTCATAATGAAAGCATACCTATTTGGTCCTACAGGTAGATCAGATGTTATTAGACGCTCAATTGCAAATCTATACAATAATTCAAATACAAGAACAGCA